CTGATCACCCATTACAAGGTGGCGGTACATTAAGTAACAGACCTAGCACTTATTCAGACTTGAACGAGACTTCATTAGAAGATGCAATTATTTCAGTTTCAACTTTTGTTGATGACAGAAATATGGTAATTGCTTTACAAGGTAAAAAATTAGTAATACCACCACAACTACAGTTTGTGGCTGATAGACTTTTAAATACACCAGGTAGAGTAGGAACATCTGACAATGACATCAACTCTATTAAGAATATGGGCATGGTATCCGATGGATACACTGTTAATAACTTCTTAACAGATAACGATGCGTGGTTCTTGTTAACAGACTGTCCTGATGGATTTAAACACTTCGAGAGATCTCCTCTTTCAACTTCTATGGAAGGTGACTTTGATACTGGCAACGTCAGATTCAAAGCTAGAGAAAGATACTCATTTGGGTTCTCAAATCCAAGAGCAGTGTTTGCATCACAAGGTGCATAATCTTAATTGATTATTTAAAGGGAGCTTCGGCTCCCTTTTTTTTTGGATCAAACTAATATACAATCAAAGGTCTAGGGTTTATTAACTTGTTCTATCAACTGACCTAGCAGACAAGCCAAGATGATAGAACTTATTTCCGTAGGAGGAAATTATGGCAAATTCAACATTTAGTGGGCCAGTCAGGTCTGAAAATGGTTTTGAGACTATTTCAAAAAACGCTACAACTGGTGCAATAACAATTACTAGTGGCAATAAAATGTCTGTAGAAGCTGTTGGTAGTGCTGGTATAGAAGGCACAGCAGCGGTTTATGTAACTCAAGTAGAACGTTTAAAAAGTGATACGTCTACAAATGTAAACATTGTTAAAACAACAATTATGATTGATCTAACAGGTTTAAGAGATGGTGGCACAGCTGGTGACATTATTGGTAAAGATGGCGATGGAGTTGCTTACATAGGTCAAGTAACAACAGCTAACCAAGGGACAGTTTTCGGAGTCACAATGACTTGTGTTGAAACCCCAGCAGGCGGTGGTACAGATATAGATTTATTTTCTGCTACTGAAGGCACAGGTGTTAATGACACAGCCATTGGTGATTTAACAGAAACATCAATTATTAATGCAGGTGCAGCTTCAGCAGGTACCATGGTAGCAGGTGGAGATATTGCAGCAGACCAATACTTATATCTTGTAGGTCAAGGTACAGGTCATGCAGCTTATACAGCAGGTCGTTTCTTAATTGAGATAACTGGCTACGATATTGCATCATAAGGAGTAAACTATGGCAGATGCAGTTACATCAACAACAATACAAGATGGCGATAGAATAGCTGTTATACAGCTTACTAACACATCTGATGGTACTGGTGAAAGTGCAGTTACAAAAATAGATGTTAGTGCTTTAGCTACTAACAGTTCTAATGGTAAAACTTGCACAGGTGTTAAGCTTGGCAAAATTGTTTATTCTACTTTTGGGATGAGTGCAAAATTACTATGGGTTGCAACCACTAACACCATCTGTTGGGATCTTAATTCAGACTATACAACTGACGAAGACTTTACAGACTTTGGTGGTATTCAAAATACCGCTGCAGCAAGTGGCAAAACAGGTGATATAGCACTTACTACCACTGGTCATACTAGTGGAGATTCTTACGTTATAGTTTTAACTTTAATTAAAGAATACAGCTAAGATGAATGACTATAAGAAGAAAAACTAAACCAATACGCAGAACTACCAAAGGTAAATCAGCTAATTTTCGTCCCACTAAAAGTGGGGCGGGAATGACCAAGAAAGGAGTTCGTGCATATAGGAAAGCCAATCCTGGTAGTAAATTAAAAACAGCAGTAACAGGCAAAGTTAAAAAGGGTAGCAAGGCTGCAAAACGTAGAAAGTCTTATTGTGCAAGATCAGCAGGACAATTAAAGCGTAGCTCTGCTAAAACAAGAAACGATCCTAATTCAAGAATTAGGCAAGCAAGAAGAAGATGGAAGTGTTAAATGGCTAAAGCAAAAATAAAAAAAGTAATCAAAGGTTTAAAAAAAGCAAGCAAGTTACACGCAAAACAAGCTAAAACATTACAGTCTATAAAAATGAAAAATGGCGGTTCTGTTAAAAGTGGTGGCAAGATTTGTCCATCAGGCAAGGCTTGGGCTAAAAGAACTTTTGATACATACCCTTCAGCTTATGCGAATATGGCCGCATCTAAGTATTGCAAAGACCCAAACTACGCTAAAAAATCTAAAGCAAAGAAAATGAAAAACGGTGGACTTGTTGGCATAAAAGGACAAGGCATTGTAATGAAAGAAAGACTTAGGTAATGGGACAATTAGCTGAGTGGAGAAAACAAAACTGGGTGCGTATAGGCACAGATGGTTCTATCAAAGGCCCGTGTGGTACAAGCAAAGATAAAAAAAATCCAGATCGCTGTTTACCAAAATCAAAAGCACAAAGTCTTTCTAAAAAAGAAAGATCAACCACAGCTAAGAAAAAGAAGGCAGCAGGTAGAAAAGGAAAGACTGTTGTTGCTAATACAAAAAAAGCAAAAGTGTCTTTTAAGAATGGTGGAGAAGTTAGAAAAATTGCAAGAGGTTGTGGTAAAGTAATGAACAATAGAAGAAAAAAAACTAAATATTCATAGGAGTAAATAGTGTTTAATAAAAAAACAAAAAGTAAAAAAACAAAAAGATATACTCCTAAAGAAATAAACAAAATTGTTCAAGAAGCAGGCAAAGAAGCAAACAGATCAAGGGCTTACAAAAAAATGGGTTTAGATCCTAATTTTGAGTATGCTATTGATATAACAAAATCTGGTCATTCTAGGTTACAACCCATAAAAAAAAGGAAAAAATAATGTATAAAAAAACTAAAGGATACGCTAAAGGCGGTATGGTTAAAGGCACTAAATATATGTCTAAAGGTGGTTCTATGAAAGGAACTAAATATATGGCTAAAGGTGGTGCGGCTAAAGGAACTAAATATATGGCTAAGGGCGGTGCTGCAAAGGGCACTAAATACATGGCTAAAGGTGGAGCCATGAAAGGTACAAAATATATGGCTAAAGGTGGAAAGGTATAATAACCTTTTTACTAAAACAAAGGAGAGAGCGTTTTGTCATATTTGATTTCAAATATACCTCAGTTTAAATGCTGGGTAAGAAAAGAATTTACAGCCAACCATAGCAATTATCACGGAGAGTATTTACATGCTCTTGTTATAGCTGTTAATACCATACCAGATAGATCTTTATCGTTTCAAGTAGTCTTTACAGGTTGCGAAATAGATAATGAAGAAGATGCACCAAATGTTCATGGCGGTGCTATGTGGGCAAGAATGCCTATTCAAGCTTTAGTTGCAGATATACCATTACAAGAATGGCCTTCTCCTATGGAAGATCATTTAGCTCAACCGTGGGATTGTCTTAGTCATCATCATTCTGCTGTGGTTTTAGATAGAGTAAGTTCATCACCTTGGCTTTGTAAAATAGGTGGAGAGTTCTATACAGGAAAATATTTATTTACAGTAGACTACACAGAAAATTCAATAGCTGATGATTCTGCTCAACATAAGCAATCACATGTGTTATATTTAACAGACGCTGGTGAGTATACTGGTAACTTTGTAGCTTTACCTAACAATAGAGTTAGAGCTACAAACCCTGCTTTATGGCGTGTTGGAGAAGGAGCACCAGACTTTATGCCTTCTCAATGGACACATTCAGCAGAACAACATGAGAGCTATATGGATCCGAACATAACATTTAATAATCTATATGCTCCAGAGGAAGATTAAATGGCAACATCAAACAGCACTAACTTTGAACCAGATGTAACTGAGTTTATAGAGGAAGCATTTGAAAGATGTGGACTTGAACTTCGTACTGGTTATGATCTAAAAACAGCAAAAAGATCTATTAATATTATGTTAGCTGAATGGGCTAACCGTGGTCTTAATCAATGGACTATAGAACAAACAACTCAAACAGTTACCAAAGGAACCAATCAATACACTTTAAACTCTAATGTTATTGATATATTAGATTGTTCTATTAGAAGAGATACTGATGGAACTAATCTTGATTTACAAATGTCTAAGATCAGCAGGAGTGAATACTTAAACATACCAACTAAAACTACTGAAGCTAGACCTACTCAATTTTTTTTAGATAAACAAGTAACTCCTGTTTTAAATATATGGCCTACGCCAGAGAATAGTACAGATGTGTTAGTCTTTAATAAACTAGTGAGAATGGATGATGCTGATACCGCCACAAATACAATGGATATGCCTTTTAGGTTTTTTCCTTGTTTCGCTGCTGGTCTTGCTTATTACATAGCTATTAAGAAAGCACCAGATAGAGTAGGCATGTTAAAACAAATGTATGAAGACGAGTTTGAAAGAGCTCTATCTCAAGATGAAGACAGTGCTTCATTTAGAATTGCACCATATTTAAGACACGGATACTAGAATGGCTTATGCAGCTGGTAAATTTGCAAGAGCCCTTTGTGATAGATGTGGATTTGAATACAAGTTGTCTCAACTAAGAGAAGAATGGAATGGTTTAAAAACTTGTAGAGACTGTTTCGATCCTAAACATCCACAGCTTGAGCCATTACCACATGTATCAGATGCAGAAGCTTTATATAAACCTAGACCTAATAATGATGTAGAATTAGGAGAAGGAGCTGTTTATACAAACGATGGCGATTCAAATTCATCTATGACATCTGATCCTGTTGGATCTAAGATATTAGGATATGAAATGACAGGTTCTCTTGGTGAGGTTACAATAACAGTATGACATTATCAGAATTAAAAACATTAATACAGAACTATACTCAAAATACAGAAACTACTTTTGTAGCAACACTTGATGATTTTATTAAAAACGCTGAAGAAAGAATATTTGAATTAGTACAGTTTGATTTTTTCCGTAAAAATGTAACAGGTACATTAACATCAAGTAACACTTACCTCACAACTCCTACAGATTATCAAACAAGTTTTTCTTTAGCAGTTATAGACGGTAACGGAGATTATCATTACTTAGATAAAAAACATCCATCATTTATGCGTGAATATTCTGTTGATCCAACTGATTCAACTTTAAGAGGTTTACCAAAATATTATGGAGACTTTGATAAAGAACTATCTACAGCATCAAACAATGGCTCTACAATTATCGTAGCTCCAGTACCAGACTCAAACTACAATGTTGAGTTACATTATCTATACAAACCAAATTCTTTAGTTACAGACACCACAGGCACTTGGGTATCTAGCAATGCTAGAAACGCTTTACTATATGGAAGTCTAGTTGAGGCTTACATATTTATGAAAGGTGAAAATGATTTATTACAGCAATACGAGCAACGCTTTGCAAGTGAAATAAATAGATTGAAAAATCTTGCAGAGGCACGTGGAAGGAGAGATGAATACCGCTACGATTCTTTGAGGACAACGGTATCGTAAAATAAATGGAACAAATTGAAAGTTTGAAAGGCAAAACAGTTGCCATAGTTGGTATGGGAAATAGCTGGTTTGATTATTGTTTAGCAAAATCACACGGAGCTGACTTTGACGAAGTGTGGGCTATCAATGGAGTTGCATCGGTTTGTTATCACGATAGAGTATTTATGATGGATCCTGCATCAAGATTTCTTGATACAGAGGATGCAGGTGGTCAAACTAACGGTTTGAGAGATATGTTGCAACATCATGAAGGTCCGATATACACATGTGAATTAGATGAAAGATGTTCAGGTTTGGTAGAGTATCCTTTACAAGAGGTTATCAGATCAACCAACTGTCACTACTTAAACAACACGGTAGCCTACGCTGTAGCTTTTGCATATTGGAATGAAGTTAAAACAATAAAAATGTTTGGCATAGATTTTTCTTACAAAGAAAATTTACATTTTGCTGAGGCTGGTAGAGCTTGTGTAGAGTTTTGGTTAAGCAAATGTATGTCAAATAATATTCAAGTTGAAGTAGCCAAAAGCTCACCACTTCTTGATGCAAACGTAACACCAAATGAAAAGTTGTATGGTTATCATAGGTTAGATGATCCTTACGTTGTATTGCCAACAGAAGATGGATTAGAAATAAAAAAAGTAAGTGATTTAGATATGATAGCTAGTATGCAAAAACCTACGCTAATAGATCGTAACGATTCACATTTAAAACCACCTGAGCCAAACAAATGGTAGATTCTATTACACCAGCAGGAATACCTGGATTAGGCTTAATAGAAGCTAAAACATCTAATTATGGTGGGCATCCTCCTGAGTTTTGGGCAGAGAGATTAACAGAAAAAATAGTAAGCACAAGTGATAGTGAAGATCCATATATTAAAGAACAAGCAAGAGCATACAGAGATATGATTTATAGGGTATGTTTGATTTATATAGAAAATGCGTTAAAATCTTACAAAGCAACTTTGATACAGGATTTATCAGGTCAAGGTAGCGAAGATATAGCAAAAATAATTAAAGGTATTTAATATGGCCATTACATCAACATTAACTACAAGTTTTAAAAAAGAACTATTAACTGCAACACATAACTTTGCAACCAATGGTAACGCTTTTAAACTTGCTTTATTCACAAGTTCTGCCACTATGGGAGCAACTACAACCGCCTATTCAACTTCACAAGAAGTAAGTGGCACTAACTACACAGCAGGCGGAGCCGCTTTAACTAAAGTTGCACCAACAAGCGGTGGTACTACAGGATTTACTGATTTTGCTGACTTAACATTTGGCACAGCTACAGTAACAGCTAGAGGTTGTTTGATCTATAATGATACAAATAGTGATAAATCTGTCGCTACTATAGACTTTGGTGGAGATAAAACATCCACAGCAGGTGATTTCACTATTGTTTTCCCAGCAGCAGCAGCCAGTACAGCTATTATAAGAATAGCCTAGTCTAGCCTAGTATGGCTAATATAACTGGTTGGGGTAGAGGAACCTGGGGTTCTAATACTTGGGGCGAACCAAATCCAGTTACCCTCACAGGAATAGCAGCTACAAGTGCTGTTGGTTCTGTAACTATCGTAGCGAAAGCTAATGTAATTCCAACAGGACAATCTGCAACTGGATCAGTAGGTACTCCTACTTTTGATTGTGAAGCTAATCTAACTCTTACAGGTCAATCAGCAACATCTGCTATTGGCACACCAACAGTTGTAGCAAAAGCAAATATTACGCCATCTACACAAGTAGGAACTAGTGCTTTGGGCACTATATCTATAGTTGGAAAAGCAAACATAGCACCAACAGGACAATCTGCAAC